ATGTGGAAGCCGGCCAAACCCATCGTTATCGCTGGCGTCGTCCTGACAGATCAAGAAGCGTGGTGGCTCGAATTCTCGAGAGAGTTCCACGAGCTGTGCGAAGGGATGGTCGACCATGAATGGCTCGCAGGCTTTGCCGCGACCCTCTACCCGTTGAATCGTGATCGCCCGCCGCGCGAGTCAGCCCTCGTGGCGTTCGCGACGCTGAGCTACGAGCATCCAGAGATGGAAGCGGAGCCATCCGAAGGGCCGGCACCGGACCCCAAGCCCGGCTTGCACTGATCAAGCTGGCTGTTCACAGTAACAACGGATCTTCTGGAGGTTCAACTGCGGCCTTCTTGGCTGGTAGAGGCTCCGGCGTCATGGCCAGGCGCTCGGCCGGGTACTGGCGCATGAACTCGAACGATTCCTGCGGCGTTGCATCGAGCCAGGGTTCGTATTGCGCCGGCGGCAGGATCACGACCAGGCGCTTGTCCTGCATGTGAGGCGGCCGCTTCGGGTCCGGCCGGTGCATGTGCATGAACAGCGGATGGTCGTCGGCGTTGATCGTGAGCATCGTGAAGCTCAACTCCCACTCGCCCGTCGCCGGGTTCTTCCAGGGAGACCAGAGCCCGGCCACGCCGAGGGTCTCATCGTTGGCGGCGGTGAAACGAGTCGGGATGGCCTTGCCCGTGCGCCAATCCGGCTCGTAGATCGCCTCGCACGGAATGATGCAGTGCCGCGGCTTCGCCCAGGCGTTCTTGAAGCTGGCGAGCTGCGCGACGGTCTCGGTGCGCGCGTTGTATGTCCGCAGGCCGTATTTCACTTCCTTCGCGAATCCAGGCAGCAGGCCAAAGTGCCCCTCCACCAGCTCCATGTCCGGCACCGACTCGTCCCCTGAATCGCGCTCCGGCGGCCGGCGGATGAACGGCGCCATCTGCGTCGGATAGATGTGCATGCCACCGGGCGGCGGCTCCCAATGGGGCGGCAGCTTGATGCCCATTTTTTCCAGCTGACGGCGGCGTTTCTCGGCTTGGTAGTGGGAGCACATGGGGCATTTTGGCCGCGTCGATCCGCCGCTGTCCATGTCGCCCTGTAGCTCAAAATACTGTATATTTATACAGCATGAGAGTCCGAGTTGAGCTGCGTCGAGAGGCAGGCCGTTTCATCGCCCGCTTCCGCAAGACGGAAGGGTTCACAGGCGACCTGGTGACAATGCGCAAGATGGTGTGGGACCGCCAAGTGCCGTACCTGACGATTCATTTGGAGCCTCGGCAAGGCTATCCGGGGCTTCGCATGCCAGGCCCCGAGCTTTTCGAGGCCAAGGTGACCGAGGTCTCGGGCGAAGTGATCCGGTTCATGGGCTGGGAGATCACGCCCGAGCTGAGTTGGTGCGTTCAGGAATGGGATTGCACCGTGTTGGATGTCTACCGGAGATCACCGTGAGCGGCGATGCATCAAAGGTAAGCGCCGCCGCTGTCACCATAGAGGATGAGCTGCTGGAGATGGCTCGGCGGGCGGGCGAGATCGGCGCGGGCGAACCCATGCGCGCTTCCCTTCGAGAGTTTGCCGACCACGTCGCCGGCCGGTGCGCGCGCATCGGCGATCTGTATGGGGACTGGGACCGCAACGCAGGCGACCACATCCGGGCGGTCATACACGAGATCCCGACATTGCTGCCGAATGCTGCGAGGGACGAGTCATGCGAGTGAAGATGAAGCCCAGGTACCGCGGTGGCACGCGATTGAGCAAGCGGGAGTTCGTCGACCAGCCATGGCTGTGCGGAATGCTGACCCTGCGGCCCGTGGAAGGCAGGCAGCAACTCGGACTGTGGGAGGCCCGCCCGGACACTCTGCCACCACCACTGGGCATCCTATGGCGCCCCGAGATTGTTGCCTGCGCGCTCGACACCATCAGCTTTGCCGGCACTGAGCAGGTGAATGGCCGATGGTGTTATCAGGTCTGGTACTGCGAGGTGCACAATCTGCCGGCCACCTTGTCTCTCGAGCTGCTGCAAGCTGCCGCCGCGAGCAACCATGAACCGCATTGAACCCTCGTAGCTACAAGCGGCGAGGCGTGCGGGGGCGATCAGGCCGATGAGGGAATGCTCCGCATCCTGTCCCGCGTCATCTGCTGTGTCCTTGGCGTGCGCCGCGGCGTGAGGAGCAGCTTAGCGATTTCCGCCATGCCGTCTTCAGTGATACGCGTGACAGTGGCTGTTCGCGCCACGGAGTACTTGCCACCGCCATCTGCCGCAGGTGCTATGTCCGCGTCGACGAGCCCGGTCGCCTTCAATACGCTCCCATACTGAACGTCTTCCGGCCTGGTCACCACCTTAGGCAGCACAACGGTCTGGAGGTAAAGCAAGTAGAGCAAAGGCATGTTTCTTATCTCGTTCGATGCGTTCTCTTCTAGGCCATTGCCTTCCCGCATCGCCCCCGCGGGGGGAACTCGAAGATATGCCGCACTTTGAAAAGTCCTGTCGGATGAAGATTCAGAGCCGGGTAGGAAATGTGACTATTTCACATATTCATCGCCCCGGCTCGCCGTTCGCTGCTTGTGCGCCGGCGTCCCAGGCCCGCTCACAGACTGTGCCGGCGCCGTGGGCAGCGTCAGCGAATCGCCCCAATTCCCGAAGAGCCGCTCCACTCCCGCCGAGCAGCTCGGTGAGCAGATCGAGGGCGGCTTCGGCTGGCGGGCTTCCGCTGGGAGTGCTGGGCGCTGCGCTGGCTGCACGGACGGCGGCACGGAAGGCGTTGAGTCGTGCGCGCATCCGGCGTTCAGCAGCACCAGCGCGATCAGCATCAGCGCGGTACTGGGCAATTTTCTGTTGACCATCTTGAATCACTCCATCGACGCGAGCGCGCCAGATCTGTTCTTGGGTACGCGCGGCACGCTCGGCCATACGGCCGGATTCGGCCTGTGAAGCACGGTAGTCGGCGAGATCCTTGCGCGCGGTCGCGGCATCGGCACGAGCACCAGCTGCCCGCGTGCGCTCGATGCCGGCCGTGGCCAGCGCGCCCACGAGCGCAAGCCCGAGGACCCAAAGCAATGGGGTCTTGAGATCGGGCAACATCACAGCGCCCCGCCGCACGTCGCAGCTTCATCGGCACGGCGGTTGGCCAAGCCCTGAACGAATGTGCACTGTCGCTGGCCAGCCACCGTCTTGCAGGTGTACGACCACACGAGCGTGCCGTCATCGCCGCGTGCGATGCGCTGGCAGCCCAGGGCCCACTGCCCGCGGTTCCACGCTGCCATCGCGCCGCTGCCGCAAGTCGCGGCCGGCCCGAGATTCCATGCGTGGCTGCTGGCCATGTCCCAGACCATCTGGTTCGGCGCGCGCTTGAAGCACGGCGCCAGGTGCTGCTGCATCCGGGTCACAGCTGCCCGCTCCTCGGTCTCGCACTTCGCCTCGCTCCAGCGTTCACCCACGACGATGGGCGTCGAAGTGACGTGCTTGGTCAAGCCATTGCAGACGGTGGGCAGCCCGCCGGCGAGCTTGTCGGGGTAGACCACCAGCACGCGGCTTTTGCCGCTCTCCCACTTCTGCAGGAAGTCCATCAGGAATGGACTGCCGGCAACGAGAGTGGCGCCGGCGACGATGATGGTGCCGACCAGCTTCGTTTTGGCGGTCATTTGCCGAACACGCCCTTGAACGCCGCCCAGAGGCTCACGAGCGCGGCACCGAGCCCGACGATCGCCCCAACCGGCTTGGCGATCTTGCCCAGTCCTTCGAGTGCCTTGAAGCCCCCTTTGAAGGTCTCGAACAATCCGATCAGATCGGTCGTGTTGGTTTCAACGCGCGCTGTCGCTGCGGTGTTGGCCGCCAGGTTGCGCTCAATGCGCGCCATGCGTTCCTCCCCCTCATCGAGCCGCGCGTGAATCGCAGCGATTTCAGGGCTGGAGGAATTGCCGGATTCGGCCGGCACCGTAGGATTGGTAGGCATGGGGTTCCTTGGTGGAACCGCAAGCCCGGTGGTGTGTGGTGGGGAGATTCTGAGCGCCTGCCACGCACTCCAACAAGGGGATTGACCGCAACAGCGTCAACGATTTAACTTGGCGTGCGCTTCTGCTTGACCGCCGGACGCCTTTTCGCCGGCGGCTTTGAAGCTGTTGCCGCGGTGACATCTCGAGAGTACAGCTGCGATGGCAGCGGCGTCGCCATGAACTCTTCGTCTGCTGCCTTCAGTTTTGCCAAGGTCGTTGCAGAGTCGTGGTGGAAAGTCTTGAACGCCTTGATGCTCCAGTCGATGCTCTTGCGGTCAAGCACGTTGCCGTCATACAACTCGTCAACCACGTGGAGCAAGTCATCGGCGGCAGAAGCGTAATACGACGCAAGGCTAACTGCGGCTTCTAGAAGCTTTGCCCCATCTGAAATTCTGTTGGTTGTGCTCGTCACCAAAAACTCGAAAGCAGCCTGGGCACCAGCAATTTGCCCTTCAAGGTGCGAAATCTTGCGTAGTAGCGCTTCGTTGTCAGCCTGAGCGCTCGGGTCGAACGTCAGCTGCAGCCGCGCGACGACCTCGCTATTCATCGACCGATCGCTTTTTTTCGCCGCTTTTTCCAGGCGCTCCCGCAACTCCGCTGGCATGCGCAGCGGGTACGGCACTTGTTGCTTTGGTTCCATGCCTGAATCATGGACTCTTTCCGACTCTTTACAAAAGAGTCTAGTTGACTCTGACTCTTTTTGAATCTACAGTCGTTTGCATGAAGAAAACACCTCAACCAATGCCCACACCAGTGCGGCTCCCGCCCGATCTCAAGAAGTGGCTCATGCATGAATCGGTGGAGCACGAGAACGGCAACCTCAACCGCGAAATTGTGCGGCGGCTCGAAGAATCCCGGGTTCGGCAGATCGCGAGAGAAGTGCGACTCGCGCGCGAAAAGAGGGATGGGGCGTTGGTGCCGCCACCGGGCAGTGAAATCAGTGTGGCGCAACCCGCCTCGCCGGCCAATTAAAAAAGTGCTCACTGACCTAGCGCGATGTGAAGCCGATTGCGTAAGCTTCTCGCAAAGAATGAAGCCCCAACAGCTTGGACCCTGTTGAGGCTTCGATGAAAACCCCACCCCGTCAGAGCAGAACTTTCACTATGAATAGTAACTCATCGATCCATTCGCTGGAACAGGCACCTTCGACGCCGGCCATTACGGGCATCGCCATCGCAGAGGGCGCACGCGCCATGCTGGTCTATCACCCAATCATCAACCTCGACGGTGACGAAGGCCCTCTCTTGGCAAAGCCCGTTGCGCACGACCAATCGGTGCTGAACATCGAACGTGATCTTTGCAAGCACCTGGACACGATGCAAGTCACGACCGAATGGCTGCGGATGCTTCGGGACTATTGCGACCGGAAGCTCACCGCGTGCGCACATTGACACTTCCCCCGGCGGTCGCTTGTTCTGACGTGCGTAGGCGCTCGGCCAGCGTTGGCGAGCGTTGGGCTCGCTCCATGTCGCGGATGGCCTCGCTGAGCGCGCGCATGGTTTCGAAGCGCCGCTGGTCAATTTCCCGCAGCGTCTCGCGGTCGCCGATCACCTGCGCCGCCTGCTTGTTCAGCTTCTGAATCGCCTGTTGAGCGCGGTTGTTCGCATTGATGAGACCGACCTCGGGTCGCGTGCGCTGCAGCCGCTCCACAGTCGCGCCGTCGCCGGCCTTCTTCGCTGCCCGCAGGCTGCCCTCAAGGGCTTCGATGCGCTTGCTGCCCTCGTAGTAGCGGCTACGTGCCACCAGGTCGCCGTCGACCTCTCCATAGAACCGGCCGGCCACAGGCACTGAACTCGCCGGCACCTTCTCACCGCGGCTGGCTGCCACCGAAGAGTTGATAACCTTCTCCAACTCTCGCACGACGCCGCCACCGGCCACCTGGGCGATGTAGCGCAGGCGCTCGGGAGTCGGGCTGACCGCCCCAGCCTCGAAGTCGCTGCCGCCGGTGAGCTGGTTGATTGCCTTGCTGATGCCGATGTAGGCCTGCCCGGTGAACTGACGCTGCGTGCTCTCGCGCGCCCGCGCAGCTGCCGGCCGCGTGTCGGATTCCCCGCGCGCATCGCGCTCGATCTGGTTGCCGACGAAATTCTTGTTGAAGCCGAGTTCGATGAACGGATCAACTACGGTAGGGGCAGCGGTTCGCAGCAACCCGTCCAGCGTGGTGACATTGCCTCCGCCCAGCGGATTGAATGCGCCCAGGATCTCTCCAAGCGCGTCGAACGCCTTCTTGCCCATCCCCTTGTGGTCACCGATCACCATTTCGGTCACCACACGACCGGTGTTCGGAAGCACGTGCAGGCCGAGTGGCAGCGGAATGCTGATGTATTTCTTTTCCCGCCCGAACAGCGGAATGATGAACGCGCGGGCCTTTGCGAACTCGGGGATCTCGTCATCTTCATAACCGGCAGCGGCCAGCATAAGCGCCTGGATCACTCCAAGTGCGAGGCCGCCAGCGATGATCTTCGCGCCCGTTGGACCGCGGAGCACGCGCAGCGTGCGCTCGTTGCCTTGCACTGCGGCATTGAAGAACGCGTAAAGTGGTCCGACTTCGCGCGTCGCCCTGCCCTTGCGGTTGAAGTCGACCGTGAGCTCGCGAGCGAGGCGCGCGGCCGCGGGCCGGCTCATGCCCTTGTCGAGCGCCGCAGCATACGCCGAAAGGCGCACAGCGTTCTCGGTGATGGTGTTGAAGCCGTCCAGCAACGACAGCATCATGCGCGGCACCACCAGCGGGTTCAGGCGGCCGGCCTTCGACATCTTCGCGAGTTGCTGCTCGATGTTGCGAGCTCGCTCACCGCCATCGCGGAAAAGCTCTCTGAATCCAGTTTGCCCGCCGTCCATCTGGAATTGCTCAAACAGTTGCGCCCAACGGCTGCCATCGGGCCGGCCGGCCATATGGGCGCCAATGCCACGCAGCGCGCCTGGCAGGCCTGCGAGCACGCGCGTCTTTTCATTGCGGAGTTCAGTGCTCCCCAGGTTGACCACACCACCCATGGTGTCGCGCATGAAGTTCACCACGCCGAACACCGGGTTGTATTGGGTGTTGACCGCGGCGAGCCAACGCGTGGTGCGCCCTACGATGGAACCCGAGATGTCCATCTCTGTCAGCTGATCCTGTCCCTTCATGGCCGCAGCCAGGCGCATTGCGCGCGGATCGCCTTCATTCAACAGCAGCACGCGGTGCTCGCCGTTGATCTTGACGCTGATCGCTCCCGGTAACTGGCGGTACATCGGGTTCAGCCTCTCCACCACGCGATCCGTCTCCGGGTCGACGGTGCGGATCGTGGGCACCCCCTGCATGCCGGCCTCGGCCACGAGCGGATCAACGCCCATGCGCTGCAGGTCCTGCTGGATCGTCGCAGCTTCGGAGTTCGGCCGGATAGTCACCCAGAAGTCCGGGTTCGGGTTGGTGAGCGCGAGACCGTAGAGCGCCACGTTGACGCGGTTCTTCTCGGCCCGCGTGATTGCGGCCTCCCGCTGCATCAGGACGTGCGAGAGGATGTTGACGGCCTTCTTCTCCGAGCCCGTTGCGCGCTTGTGGACCGTCAGGCGGCTGAACTCCACATCCTCGCGGAACATCGGCACATAGTGCTTGTATGCCGCCTCCCACGCCGCGATCGTGTCGGCCTTCTCGAGGCCTTCGGCCACCAACAACTGCCGCGTGCCGCTGATGATCGCGTCGACCTTCTCGGCCAGCTGCTCAAGCTGGGCGCGCCGCGCCGCCGGCAGATCCGCGATGTACTGCCGCGCCGCAGCAGTGGTCAGCAGCAGCCCCTTCGAGTTCGAGCCAGCGCCGCCGTCGGGCATGTCCGGGTTCACCTTGGCAATCTGCGCGTTTCGCTCCGGCGCGCCGCGGGCGTGCAGGTAGTCACCCAGTTCGTCCTGGCCAATGCCCATGCGCGCCATCATGCGCAACAGCGGCGCTGCCTCCACCTCCAAGAAGGACTGGCTGCGCTTGGCCACCCGACCCGAATACAGGGTCTCGGCGAGCCGCGCGTCGAAGCGCTCATCGATGGCGTTGCCGGCACGGGTGATCGCTTCTTGCGTGCGTTTCAGATCGACCTTGCCGTCCTGGAACTCGTAGATCAGCCGGTCGGCCAATCCAGGAACCGAACTCTCCCATTCGCTGGGCCGCGCATCGGCCTTCATGTCGTCGGGCACATAACCCGCCGCCATGTGCTCATTGGCTTTATCGGCAATGTCGATCACACCGTTGGCGCGATCGGTGAGCACCTTGTTGCGCTCCGGGTTCGCAGCAGCCAATGCGAGCAAATGGTCGCGCAGGGTTTCGGAAGCCACCTCCAGCGGCTCGCCCATCACCTGGTCTCGCACCGCATGGCCGTCTTCGGCTGCCAAGCGAAGCATGTCAGCCACCGCGTGGCGGGCGATGCTGGTGTCAGCGGTAGCCCGCAGTTCGCGGTACGCGGCAACGGCTGCGTCGTCGAGCTTGAAGACTTCCCGGAGCTCAGAATCCTTCCAGACGATGCCCGGGGACTCGAAGTGTTTGCGGAAGCGGTTGTTGATCGCTCCCTCGTATATGTCGAGCTTGGACTCTTTCCAGCGTTTCAGCTGGTCGGCCGTGATGTAAGCCTTGCGCAGGAGCATCTGGCCCCGCTCGTCGGTGCCGATCGCCTTGTACTTGTCGGCCTGCTCCGAAACCTTCACGGGCTTGCCGTTCTGGTCGCGGGTCCATTCGAGAGCGCCGCCAAAGACGGCGCTCGCAAGTGCAGGGCTGGCTTTTGCCGCCGGCGCGCCAGTTAGGCCGCCACGGGCTCTATCTCGGGCTGGGCCAGTCGCGTCATCTCGGCTTCCAGGACCCGGATGCGTTGCAGTGCGGCTGTAGAAGATGCGCTCGCCAGGCTGCTCGGCACCGGTGCGAAGTATTGCTCGCCCATCGCGGTCCAATAGGCCAGCGGATCGCCCGTTCGAAGCGCTTCGGCCTTCGCCTTCTCCGCGTGAAAGGGCTCGGAAGACAGCCGCTCGCGAAACAGTCCGCCAACCAGCCTCGCCTTTTCCTGGAAGGCTTCCAGGAACCTTTCTTGCCGCGGCGAGGGACCGTCCAAGACCCAGAACAAGCTGGGTTCGGGACAGGGTTGCGCCTGTGTCGGTTCTGAAGAAAGTGCCATTGGCGGGGTCGAAAGCAACGACTTTGGACTGGGGGAACGCATTATCCAACGCATCGAGCGAAGCAGCAATCATGCGTTCCACGTTGTCGACGTGATCGCCATAAACCCAACGCAACCCGGGCACGCCACCGCCGCCGCGCACCTGGTCCGGGTGCGGCGCGAGGTGAGCGGTGGTGCCGAACTTCAGCGCACTGGAGATCATCTGCTCGAGCCGGCGGCGCAGCGCGTGGTTGCTCAGCCCCGCCGGATCACCAATGAAGATTCGTCCCGTGTTGTGTGCGTAAGTCGCGGCGATGTTGTAGACCATCGCTCCGTAGCCCTTGCCGCCGCGATCCAGAAGCGAAACGTCGATCCAGACGTCACCGGTCGGCGGCACATCCTCGGGGTTCTCGCCCGGCCGCTCCGTGACCTCGCCACCCATGGCGCCGTCGGTCAGGTCGTAGCCATAGAGGCTGGGCCCGTAGGGGTTTGGCTCGCGCACCATGATCCGCGCGGTGTTCCCGTCGGGCAGCGTCAGCAAATAGTCCGAACGCCCACCGTAGGGCTTGAGCGCTCGAACATTGATCGCGGGGTCGTTGTCCTGTGCGATTCCCTCGACCGTGGTCTTCTCCGACTTCGGCAGAGCGAACAGGTCATCGGCCTTGCTCAATTCGCGGAGCGTGCTCTCGCCCAAGCTGAATGCGGGCTGTTGCGCCGAGGCGGGGACTTCCACCTGGTGGCGGCCGCGCTCGACCCATCCACGCGCGGGCTGCAGATAGTTGCGCACAATCTCGGCATCCGAAAGGTCAAGCTTCTCGAAGCCCGGGACGTTCGCTCGCAGCCACGAACGGATGGCAGCGATCGCGCGTCGCACGAACCCGATGCTCGGCGTCTTCTCTGCCATCTCGGCCAACACTTCTTCTGCAGCCATGAGGCGCTGCTGCTCGTTGGCCACGTCGAGGCCATAGGCGCGAGCCTTAGCCTCGACCTCCGCGCGGCGCAGGCCTGCCAACTGCTTCAGGATCGGCCTGAGTTCGGCGCCGAACGCGCCGCGGAGCCCGTAATGCCCCAGCGCTTCATGGAACAGCACCCGCACCACATCGTGCGGCGAGCCGAGCTGGTCCGCCAGCAGGTAGACCTTGCCCGCGTAGAAAAAGCCTTCGGGCTCGCCCTCGGCGCCTTGGGCCCGTTGGCCCTCGTTGTGCTGGCGCACCGCGGCCGGCACCGCCGGATCGTTCATGTTGCGCGCGACCACCACGCTCGGCGCATTCGACCACTTCGACAGGATCGCGTCGACCGTCGCCTGTGTTTTGGCGACGGTGTCGCCCTCTTCAGCCGCGCTGCGACTGAACGGGAGGGCTTCTTGGCCTTCAGCCTTCAGGTCGCGCTTAGGCGTGCCCGCTGGCGCTGGAGCGGCGGGCGTGGCCAAGCTCGCATCCAGCGGCGCCATAAAGCGGCCGCTTTCGAGTCCAGCCTTGAACTCGGCAACGGTCATGGCGGTTACCGGCCCGACCTTCCAATCCTTCGAGTAACTGTTCTTGTAGGCCTTGAGCGCGGCCGCCTTGTTCATGAAACCGAACATGGCCTTCGCTTCGTCGTAGGTGCCATCGGCGTTGACTTGGTCGATGACCCACACGGTCGGTGCGCGATCGGCGGCCGGACCGACGAACATGTCGACGTGGTCACCATCGGCGGCCTGGCTGCGCTTCGCATAACCGTAGTGCGCATCCATCTTGTTCGCCCACGCAGTGCCGTCCGGCGAGGTGCCGCGCCGCTCGCTGCCCTTCGGGTTCTCGATGGTGATGTCGATACCCTGCGTGTCCTTGCCCGACAAGTGGCCCATGGCGTAGTTGCCGGCCTTTTTCTGGGCATCAGTCGGCTCGGGCTTGTCGTTGAGCGGACTGGTGGCGGCTTCGTTGGCGGCAACGTCGATCCTGACAGCCAGCTTATCGTCGCGCGGGCTCAGTGGAGCGTCGGGTCGGTTGGCAGGTGAAAGAACTGCACCTTGCTCGCCAGCAGCCACAGGTGCGGCGGGTACTGCGGCTCGTCCGGGTGCACCTGCTCCTCCCAATTCAACTGCCACGCCTCCACCGGCGTTATCACTCCTACCTCGAGGGGCTGTTGCAGCCACTCCGGAAACATCGTTGTTTGCGCTGACATCGGTTGCCTCCTTCCGCACCACAAACCCGCCCTTGACGGGCACCACGGCATGGCCCGCGCCGGCCGCCTTCTGCGCGTTGATCGCCGCGACCTTCGCCTTGAAGGCGCCGCCCGACTTCGTCAGGATGTCGCCGTCGCGAATGCCCGCGGCCTCGCGGGCCTTCAACTGCACGCGCTGCTGGCGCTGGCCGAGCCCGCGCTCGTACTCCGGCGTGCCCTTTAGGGCGAGGACGATCGCCCCGGCCTCGTTCGTGTACGGCACGGCAGTGATGTTGGTGCCACGCGCGCGCTGCTGGCGCACGAAGTCGGCCGCTTCCTCTACGCTCTTGTAGGTCGTGGTAGCGGCTGCGGCTTTGCTTGCGCCTGCTGGCGCCGCTGGGCGCGGCGCTGGCGCAGGTTTTCCAGCGCTATCAGCCTGGCCAGGGGTTGCGACCTCGCCATCGGCTACACCATCTGCACCAGCCGCGTCAGGCGCGACGGCCTCCGCAGATCCAGGCACGCTGGTCGCCACCGATTGCGCAGGCTCTCGTTGGAGTGCATCGCCGCTGCGAGCATCCGATCCGTCCGCTCGATCCGTGCTCCGCCCTGCTGCAGGGCTGACATCTTCTTGCGCTTCAGGCTTCGAAGTTTCATTGCTGGGCTCCTTCGGGGTGGTGGCGGCCTGGCCGTCCGGCGCCGGCTCGTCGGCCAGCATGGCGGCCGTGAGTTCGCCTTCGGCGTCCTGCTCGGCCTCGATACGGGCAATCTCGGCCATGGCGGCGTTCTGCTCGCCCAGCGACTTCGGCCGAGCGGATGGATCTCGTTCGCCAGTGACCACGCCATCGCTCAGGATGGATGCCGTAGCGGCGGCCCGCGCCAGCGGGCCCGGCGGCGGCTCGGGTGCGACTGGCGCCAGCGGAACAACTGCTTCCGGCGCCACGGCTGGCGCCGGAACCACCGCATGCTCTGGCGCCGGCGAAGCCTCAGGCGTCGCGGGCGCCTGGGCGGGCTGTGCAGGCGGAAGGCCGGCAGCTGCCGGTGCGTTGCGGCGCGCGATCATGCCCCCGCCGCCCACCGCGCTGCCCATCATCCCGGCCTGCACCACGGTGTCGCGCAGCCCGTCGAGGAATTGCTCCATCGTCAGGTCCGGGTTCAAGCCGATGCCGGGTACAAGGTCCGTTCCGGTCTGCCCCAGATAGGTGAGCACTTCGCCCGGGATTTCCTTGATGCCGGCGCGCACCAGCACGTCGGCGGCCGTGCGCTTCGCGGCGTCGCCGGCCCCCTTTTTGAGCAGCGTACCCATGGCGCCGGCCACGCGGTCAAGGCCGCTGAATTTCTCGCCAATGGCTTCGAACGCTCCCTGCGGCACAGCGCGGGCCAACGCCGCGGCCGGGCTCATGCCGGCTTGCCGCGCTTCGTTATACGACTGGCCGGCCTGAAGCGCCGCCTGCGTGGCAATGACGCTGCGCGCGCCGACACCAGCAGCAAGCACGGCGCTCTGCCCGAGCGAAGACGCGGCACCTTCGGCCTGTGCCGCGAGATAAGGCACAGGGCTGCGCGGGCCGAAGCCGGCGATGTCGCCGATCTTGCCCATGCCCTTGCTGAACGCCTGCGCCCCCTCAGCCGTGGCCTTCCCGGCGCGAGCCAAGGGCTCAATCCCCGAAACGTCGCCAACGGCCTCCACGATGCCGCCCAGACCCTCGCCGACCCCGGTGGCCACCTTGCCAAGCACACGGCCGGCTGCGGTGGAGCCGATCGGGCCGGTGGCGTACTCCGCGCCACGGTTGGCGTCGGTGTCTTCCCGCTTGCGCGTGGTGCCTGTGGCGATGGGTCTGCCGGCCTCGATTTGGTCTTGCTCCCAGTTCGCGCGACGCTCCTGCCTGATGAGGCGGTCGCGCTCCCCTTCGGTTGCGCCTTCAACACTCCGCTCGAGCAGTGATCGCTTGTCCGGTGCGGGTCCGCGCTTGATGTCCCGGGCGAGCACGCCGGCCGGCCGGGACAGATCGACATCGCCATCGGCAGGCGCGGCACGGCGCGCCGCAAGGATGGGAGGGTTCACCGAGCCGCGGCCGCCGCCCGCTTCGGATGGCTTCACGTCCGCCGGCAGCGCCTGCTTGGCCGCCGGCTCGTCGCCCTTCCAGAACTCGCCACCGTCCGACGACGAAACCTTCTCGTCCGCTTCCCAGAATTCTTTCGCCATTGCCTACTTCTTCCGCATGGTTTCGCCGTTCGGGGCGACATACAGCGCGCCGCTGGGCAATTGGTCGTACTCGGCTTTGCTCTTGATCACGGGAGGCTTGCCACCGCCGGCACCGGCGGAGGCTTTCGGCTTTCGCTGCTGTGCGAGGTTCTCGTTGCCGGGCCGCTTCGCCTCGGCCAAGCTCACGAACTCGTCGTTGAGCGCGGAACGGCGCTGGGCGAGCTGGCTGCGCTGGCTCGCCAGCTCGACCAAGCGAGGATCGTTGGGCCTGACGGTGACATCGTCTTTCAGCGTCTTGATTGCGGCATCGGCCTCGCGAATCTCGCGGTTGAGCTGACTGGTCATGTTCTGGAGCTGCAGGCGGTACTCCCGGTCTTCCTTGCCCCCTGCCCCGTTTCGGCCACCTCCCCCTGCCTGGATGCGAGCGATGCGCGCCTCATTGAGCGTGCCCTGCATTTCAAGGCGCTGCTGGGCCAGATTCAGCTTCTGTGCCTGAACTTCCATCGCCGATTCGTCTTTGACCCCTTTTCGCTGCAACTCGAGCGCTTTCTCGTACGGCATCAGCGCCATCGACGCTTGATGTGAGTTGACAGTAACCGGCTCCGTCGTACCGTCCGGGTTCCTCGCGTTGAAAGTGAGGTCGTAAGTCTGGATCTCTCCCAGCCCAGGGATTTCCATCTTCCTTGGGGTCATCGTCACGTTTTCGTCGGCGATCTGGAACAAGCCCGAGTCCTTGAGCGCCTTCACGGTACCGGCCCTGTCGCCAGCGCGGAAACGCGCCATTCCGGTCATCAGCCCCTTCTCTTTCATCTCGGCGGCCTGCTTTGCCAGCGCCGCCTGCTTGTTCTCCAGGACCGCTGCCTCGGTGGGCATGCCGCGCTGGTTGTAGATCGCAGCCTGCCTGGCCGCGATGTTCATTGGATTGTTCTGCTGTGCGGCGGCTGCTTCGGCCGCCGAGCGATCGACATAGGTCTGAGCTCCCACGCGAAAGGAGCCAGACGCGGGATCGAGCGGTGGCTCTCCCGGCTGCCCGATGTCGCGAGCATCCATCGTGGCCGGCATGACTGCACCGTTGGAGCCTTCGACCACCGCAACCGGCTGAGCTGCTGCAGTGAGGTCCTGTCTTAGCGAGCGCTCCTCCGCGATCTTCGCGCGCTGGGCCGCGCGTACCTCAGACCTGTAGGCTTGTTCTTCTTCAGCGTCCTTTTGCTCGCGAGCGAGGCCCACGCCGCGAAAGTACCCGTTCACGCCGGCTGCGAGTACGTGTCCCCAACCTTCAGCCATTTCCGGCCTCCATTTCTTCGACAAGCCAGGCGTACTGGCGATTGATGGCACTTCGAATCTCCGACATGCTGCGCATCACGACGGCATGCTCTTTCGGGTGGTGCTCGCGCATGTAGCGCGATCGCCCCTCATCCCACCAAGCCGTGCAATGGAGACACTCAGGCGCCCGACGCATCCCGGCGCGATAGAAAGGAGCCACCGGGAGCTGGTTGTCTTCCAGGTACTGCTGTACGTCTGCCGAAGTCCAGGCTTGAATCGGGTAGTGAAAAGAGAACCCATCCATGGCGTCCCCATCCCTCAGCGGGGGGCGCTGGTACTCGTCGTCGCGCTGGCCACGCACGATGAGCGAAATTCCGTCTCTCCGCATGGTTTCGTGAAGTGGGTTCATCAAGGCCCGGGCACAACAGTCGTAACGGCCAACCAAGGCAGGTGCCCCGGCAGACACGTACAGGCCGAGGCCGTTGTTGTCGACGGGAATCAAGTCTGTGGGCACGCCGTCGCGCTCTCGCTGGGCTTGCACATTGGTCACGATGCGCTCCATCACCACTCCGGCCGCCAGAAGGTCAGCCTCCACACGCTCAACCACGGCGCGCGTTTCCGGGAACTGGTCGCCCGTGTCGACGTGGTAAACCCGCATGAGCGGCCATCGGTCGCGCAGCAGGTAGAGAGCAGCAGTGCTGTCTCGGCCGCCCGAAAACTGAAATGCGATCGCGCCCTCATGCCGGTGCCACAGGGCAGCGTCATCGTCCAAGGCGGTGAGCCGCCAAACGGTCGCAACGATGCCGTCAAGGAGGGCGGTGTCCACACCGTCGAGCTCGAGCAATCCGCGAAGCCGATCCACCCCGACATCCGGCGCCAAGGCCGACTCCATCTTGAGTCCAGAGTCGCGGAACCAGCGTTCCACCACCTCGGGCGCCCACGCGCGGGCGCCGAGCACGCGCTCCAGGTCTTCCATGGATTCGCTCCAGAGAGCTGCCATGTCGTTGATCAGCAGCGTGCCGCCCGGCTTCAGAACACGGCGCGCCTCTTTCAGAGCTGCTTGCCATGTCTCCGCGTGGCAAAGTGAGTAGCTGAAGACGATCGCATCGGCACAGTGATCGGGAACGCCCTCGAGGCGCTCGTAGTCTGCGCGCAGTCGGTCGAATTCGGGCGGGCAAAGGGCGAGTTGGAGCTCGCTCGTGTTCACCAGCAGAAAGCTCAGATCCGGTCGCCGCTCTTTCATGAGCCGCGCCATCTCACCCACGCCGCACCCGGCGTCGATCACAAGCGCGTCCTCGACCGGGTCCAAAAGATGCAGCAGAACGTCGATGTGCTCGGCTTCATCGCGCCCGAATAGTGCACCGTTGAAGACGCGGATGCCCTGGGCGATAACTGTGGGCATCGCCGCTTCCACAGCAGCCATGTTCATGAGGCTCATCAAATCACCGCCGCCGCGACAGTTGCCACCGCCCCAACTCCCGCCGCCGCGTTCGAGGAACGAGCAGCCGAATCCGCGCGGGAACCAGCCGCCAAATTGCCGAAGCCATTCGCAGCTGCACCGTATCCCTGGACGGCAGTCCCGTAAGCGGCCTGCATGCCAGCGTTGCCGGCTTGGCCAGCCGCGAGTACCTGCCCCTGCGTGCCCATGGCAGCGCTGCCGAACTGCGAAGCAAGGGCGGCACTGGTGCCCTGGCTGGACGCGATGCCGCGGCCGAGGCTGGCAGCGTCCATGCGGCGCCCGTAGCCGATGGTCTCCACCGCCTTCGATGCGGCGTTGCCAGCGCCCGCCTTCAGCTTCGCAGCATTCAGGTCGAGCGAAGCCTGCATGTCGGCCATCTTGCCGCTCGACGGGTCTACGCCCGATCGCTCCATTTCGCGGGTCGTGGCGCCGCGCTGCGACGCGAGATTGCGCTCGACATCGGCCACGGCAGCGGCGGACGCTGCTGCTCGGCGCTCCGGCGTGTCATAGGCCTGCGCCTCGGCCGCGAGCCCCTGCTCGATCGGCCGGTAGATGGTGTTGTAGTCATCCTGCGCCTGGCGGGCCATTTGGGTCTGCTGGCGCATCTGCTGGAGCTGCGCCTGCGAGACCTGCAGCCCGACCTCTTGCGCCGCCGCGCGCGTCGGCGCCTCTTCGCCGTACACCTGCTTCGCCCAGGCCAGCTGCTCCTGATTCGCCTGCACCTGCAGCATGGTCGCGGCATTCTGTGCTGCGGAGTTGCCGCCGCCGCCCCCGCCGCCCTCAGCGGTCATGCCGCCGCCCGGGCGTGGCTGGAAGGCCCGTTCGGGCAGGAAATCGAATTCAGTGCGGTGCCAGCGGCTCATGCTCTACCCCTTTTCGGCGCCGCTTGGACGCCTGGGAAAAGTTGCAAGCCTCTTGCGCAACCTTGTGGAATTTGGTGGCTACGGGGGTGTAGCCGAAGAAGTGTGCGATGCGCTCGGCGCCGTTGATGCTGAGGGTGTCGACAGTGATCTCCTGCACCCCCGCATCGAACAGCGTGCGTTCGACGTAGCCGCAGAGGCGAATCGGCAGCATCGAGCCTCTGTGCTCGGGCTTCACGACCAGCATGTCGTCACATGCCATCAGCCGCTGCGATTCGAGATCCCGCCACAGCCGGGTGCGCAGCAGCGCCGCCAGTTCTCCAGCGCGGCGCGCCGCGAACAGAACCACCTTGCCGCCGCGCTCGTCTTCGCGCAGCCGTGCGAATTCGTAGTTCGCATCGCCGGTCACCGTTCCGCGCGTGTCACGCTGGTACACCTGGTGCAACGGAAGCAGCTCTGCCTCCTGGCCCGCAATGCGCTCAGCCCGAAAGCTGTAGTCCTGCCACGCGCCCGGCGGGAGCGTGTGAATGGGATAGGACCGGTCCTCGTGGGGGCACACCTCGGCGAGGATCTGCGCCGCAAGCTCTTTCGTGACCACGCGGCCCGCGCAGCGGGCAAGGGCGAGGGCAAGATGCAGGCGCGTCATGGTGGGCGAGGTCGGTGGCGGGAAAGCGTACCGGCCTCACCCCCCAGGAACAAGGGGGTTGCAACCCGCCTAGATCAGCCCGGCGCCTCGCAAGACCGTGTCGACCGCGGCGTCCAATGCCGGAATACTGCCGGGGCCATCGTGCTTTCCCTGCACATCGAACTCGAAGCTCTCGGCGCGAACAATGCCAGGCGCCACCTCCTCGAGCACGCGCACCTTGACGGCCGTCACGTCCGGCTGGTCGGTCCGAGTGGACCACTGATCAATTTGAAAAGTCTTCATGCGAACTGCCCTACGTAAATGCGATATGCCACCGAAGCCGACGGCACCAGGTTGGCGCCCTCGTATTCGGACCAGTCTTCCCACAGGTAAACGCGCCCGCCCGAAAGCACGCATGTCAGCACGCGCGCGCCGGTGAGCCTCCACCCCACATCCGTGAAAGTCCACTTTGCGAACGTCACAGCCGAGCCGTTCGCGCAGAACGGCACGCCGTTGGGGGTGCCGACGACTCCGCCGCCCACGCTGCCCTGGAACACGGTCAGGGTGGGGAAGATGAACACCGGGTTCATGATGGTGCCGCCCAGGTCGTAGACCGCGGTGCCCGAGGCGTTCGGGCCCCGCGCCGGCATCGACAGAGACCCGTTGATGATGCTCGTGAGGATCGGCATCTTCCGAGTGGTGTCGAACACCACCCCACCCGAGTTGTTCGTAATGCGGATGAGGTCGCTCTGCGCGAGAAAGCTCATATTGCGAGGGGCGTCAGGGAGTAGCCGACCCCGCCCACGGCGAACTCGGTGACTTCCGCGCTGTTGATGTTCAGGCCGGGGTACGTCGTGCCGCCTTCTCCATTCGCCGTGTAGGCGGTGCGACCGTTAACGAAACCCATGTCCGAGCCTGGATTGAAGAAGACGTAGCGCCAGCTGGAATCGAGCTTGCCAGCGGATGCAATGAAGCGATCGGGCTGGATGAGGAGAGCGGTGGTCATGCGGCAGGGTTCCCGAAGACGTTGATGTTGTAGGAGATGCCGCGGGCGGGATAGGAGCCGCTCGGCGAAAACCCGGACTCGAACAGGTAGACCGCACTCGAATCCGCGCACAGCGTCAGGCTTTGGAAACCGTCGCCGCTCTCGGCGTTGACGAGCATGGTCCCGCAAATGCTGCCGCCAACGCCTTCCACGTACAGAGTGCCCATCAACATTGGCGCGTAACCCAGTCCGTGATTCGCGAGAAAGTGGAGCGAACCGAAGCCGCTGCCCGGCGAGACCACGCGCGTCGGGAGCGTCCGCGATCCCACAATCTGCTGGACGATGTACAGGTACGACAGCGCGGAACTGAAGTAGATGTTGCCCAGGTTGCTCAGGGGGTTGTTGTAGTCGGCCCCGATCTCGTGAATCGACACGAGCCCATCGGATCCGCGGGCGAGCAGCGTCTTGGCCATGGCTACACCGTGATCGAAATGAACTTGTTGTCGAGGTCGATGACAAACCGCCCATCGGCGGATTGCAGCTTGCCGTTCACGATGATGCCGGCATTCGTCGTCAGCGACGAGAGGGAAGCGATGTTGAGCTTCGAAGAGGTGATGGAGCCGTTTGGGAGATCGAGCGTGCCGTTCGCGTTCAGCGCGAAGCCTCCCACGCCGTTGTAATTGCTCGAGCGGATGCGGTTCGCCTCGATGATGATGCCGCCCATGCTGCCGGCGTTGGCATAGACGGTGCCGCGCAGGATGGCATTCGAAGCCTCGATGTTGCCCAGGCCATCGATGCGCCAGCCCACGCCCGTCGTGGTGCCGCTGACAAAGCCCGTGCTCTGGATGAACTCGCCCACGGCAATGGTGCCGGCCGTTAGCTTTGTCGCGCTCACGTTCGCGATTTTCGCGTTGTCGATCGCTGCGTTGCCGATCTTGGCGTTGGTGATGGTGCCGTTCATGATGAAGGCATTCGCCATGTACACGCCCACGGGCACGGTCACCCCGTTGTTGGTGATGGGCGTCGTGACCACGCTGAACAGGCCGGCGTCGGTCGGCCCGGTTTCGCTGTTGATGTAGAAGAGATCGGCCCTGATCGAGAACCTCGAATAGGGGGACGCCGGGTCCTCCGCGGCCTGCGTCAGGGCGTCCAGCAGCTTCCGCACGTCTTCGCCCGTGCGAACTTCGAGGCCGTTTGCGCCGCCGGCCGCGCCGCCGACCTTGCCGGCGTTGCTCTGCCACTTGATCCAGACGCGCCATGTGGTCGCGGGTGCGCTCGGGTAGCTGAAGACGGTGCCCGAGAACTCGGTCAGCGGCACTGCATCTGAAAAGGTCGGCAGCGGATCGCCTGGCTCGACCGCCACGCCGAAGACAAGCGTGCGCCGGTGCCCGCCGCCCTGCGTGTAGTTCGGCGTGTCGTGGCTGATGAAGATGTTGGAGATGCCGGCATCCAGTGCGAATCCAGTAGGAATCGGCGGGGGCGCCGAGCTACCTCCGCCCCCTCCTCCCGGCCCGAGCACCGGCGGCTCGGCACCGCCATTCCATCCCGGCCGCAGCGAAATCACGCCAGCGTCAACCAGGTCGCGCACGGTCAGCCCGCGATCCAGCTTGTCCCCCTGGCGCCCCAGGTAGGTCATGACAGCCTCGCGCAGCCGCTGATCGAAGTTTGCCGTTCCCGGCGATGGCAGATCTTTGCGCTTGTCGGCCATCAGCCCGCCTCGTTCAGTTCTCGGATGCTGGTGGCAGCCTGCACCCACTGCACGGCAGCCTGTGACTGCACCTCGAGCTGCCATGCGCGCGCGAGAAAGCCGCCGCCGAGGCGGAAGGCCTTGGAATCGTTCACCACGTGCGTCTGCCGAAGTACTCCTGCTGCAGGGCTCGTGTAGACGTCGGGACGCTCGGCGATCATGGTCGTGACGATCAGCGGCTCGAGATTCAGCGCGTCGACGATGACGGTGACGGGATAGCCCTCGCTTTCGACACGCATGGCCGAGTAGTTCACCGGCGTGCCGGTGAAAACCTTGCTGCGGAACTTGGCGGTCATCAGGGCAGCGCCGAAATCCCACTTCTTGAGGCTGGTGCCATCGAGCACGTAGAGGATGCCCTGCGACTCGTCGAAGAACATCGTCTCGAAGCCCTGCTCCATGTAGAACAGGCCGGTGGGCGAGACGGAGTCGATGAAGAAGCCGCGACGCACACCGCCCGCATCGAGATAGCTGCCGAAATAGGCGCCCTTGTAGGCTGCCCCGGTCATGCTGGCGGGGTTCATCGCCTGCCACTGGTCCTCGGTCAGTATGCCGGCCGTCAGCAGCTTGGCTCCGCCGTCGCCGAAGTAGGCAAGCCCGTCAGGCGAGGCCCAGATGGCGCCGTGACCGACACCGACCGCGCTTCGCGCCGAGGCGCACGCTTGGGAAAACTCCAGGGGTTGCTCATCGAGCGCATCCGGGCCGGAGCCGGCCACCAGCACCGGCTTCCCGTTGGTCAGGATCAGCAGGCGCTGCCCATAGACCACCAGCGCCACTGCCTTCGCATTCGGCGTGAGCGTCTCGTACGCGATCGGCCAGGCGTACGGCTTGTACGCGATGCAGTAGCGCACGCTGCCCTCCGCGGCCACGATGCCCGCCGCCATGCCGTTCCACATGGCGGTCAAGTTGGTGAGCGTGGCTGGGGGCGGCAGCCATGCGTCCGTGGCCAGGATTTCCCCCAGCGTGCGGCCGTCATCCGTTGTGGCTGTGACGGTCGCGAGCTCTTCGCGCAGAAAGTAGAACTCGGTTGCTCCCTCGGCGCCCGATTGCGTTCGATAGAAGCGGATCCGGTCAATGCCATACGAGCCGGACGGCGGCGCAGCAATATTCGCGATGCTCAGCGTGTCGTCGGTCTTGCACTCGACCTGGTTGGACACCGGTGCGGGGGCGCTCTCATCACCTTGGGCCGTCACGTAGGTGTAGGTGTAGTAGCGGATCTCCATGTCCGTCGCCACGCCCGTGTCCAGCGGCGTCACGAGCAGCGCCTGCGCGGGCGCCGGCACGCCGAGCAGCGTATAGGCGCTGGGATACGGCGGCGCGGCGAGCGCGATGGTGTTGTTGATCTGCTTCGGCGGCCCGTCGCCCGTGAAGTAGGTGCGCTCGGTAGTGTCGCCGCTCACGAATCCGTGGATGGCATAGACCTGGGTGGGCCAGGTGAGCCAGTAGTTCACGTCGCTAGGCGTCGCACGGCCCATGCGGTAGATGGTCTTGGTGCCGAACGGCGCGGTGTACACCGGGAGCGGCGTGCGCCACGGGCGCAGGTCACCCCTGCCCGGCCGCTGATTGAAAGACTCGGTACCGATGGTGTCGGCTAGAAGCTTCGGCTCGAGCGCTTTGACAGCGCCGGCGAAGGTGGCGAGAGCGATCTTGCTCATCGTGGGAAGAGGTTCGGGCTGGTTCGAAACTGACGATCAGGTCGTTGCCTCATACCAGCCGCTGAGGTGCAAGACGTGGCCGTTGCCGCCCGGGTACGATCCATCGTATTTAAAGATCGTCATGAGGTCGGTGTTCGTTCCAATGATCCCTTGAAGCATGAAGCCCTGAACTGCGTTTTCCCGGCCACAGGAAATGCTTACACGCGCCGATAGCCAGGGCATCACCACGCGAAACGCACTCGATCCTGTCCCGTTGTTGACGATGATCGCCTGCAGATCGAATTGCACGAACCGGCCGACCCTACGGAAGTACGCATTGGCGGATGCATCGGCAAGGGCGCCACTGGCTGTACTTACAGGGAGCCCATTTACCAGCGTGCGAGGGCCAGTCGCAAGCAGGCTCTGCGCCCAAGCGGTGTTCACAACTTTTTTGGAGCTGTCGGTGAGGGCTTGCGTTTGCTCGGACAGCACATAGCCGGCCGAATCCACCGCGAAAATATCCTGCGTCGTCGCGCCGGGATTTCCGCGCGCGAGTTTCATCCCGCCCGCGCCGTCTGTCGAAAACGTGAAATTGTTGGTGGCCGAGAGGCTGACGCCCACCTGATAAAGGTCGGTCTTGAGAGTCATGGCGCTCCTTAATCGGGATAGACGAGCTTGGCCGAGAAATGCGAGAGGTTGCCCGCTGCGGCACCAGAAACAGCCGCCGTACCAGAGACTTGTCCCCGATACGTAAAAATCTCCACATAGTCGGTCGATCCGTTCAAGTAGACGAGCCCGGAACCGGAGAGATGAAGAGTGGCGAGATTGGTCGTGACGCTGGTGCTAAGCACGGCGAGACGGCGAGCCGAGGCGCCATTCTTATAGACGTTGATCTGGAAGTTGTCCGTGTTCTGAGTGCCCTCCACACTGACAGTCGCCGTCACTTCGTACCAGCCCGCAACGTCCGGCGTGAAGCGGCCGTTCGCTACGTTGTAGCCTGTGCCTGGGTTGAGCGTTGCGGTGTCGAAGATGATCTTCGTGTAAGTGTTGAGGGCGATGGGCTGGGTCGTAGCAGCCAAGTGCGCGGCGCAGATGGTCTTCTTGGTCGAGCTGGTCTTCACCACGCCGGCCGGCGTGGTGACGTTGCCGTTGGCGCCGACGCGCAGAACCTCCACGCCGCCTTCCATGAGGATGGCGCCGCCGTTGGTGTCGGACCGAACTGAGAGAGTCATGACGGTCCTTTCAGAGCTTGTAGCAGGCGAGCATGGCGATGTTGGCGGGGCGCGTTTCTGCTGCCGTTCGCGGGGCGCCCCCTGTCGTGGTTATTTCGCTACTGGCTGTCATGCTTGTCGTGCCGATGATCGAATTGCGCACCGTGTTTCCCGTTGAATACGCGGAGACGACACTCGACACGTTGTAGTCGTTCGAACCTGCGCCCACGTTGTCGATGCCCACAATGTGACCGTGCGACTGAAACGCATCGGACTGCTTGGTGCCGTTCACGTTGGCAACGCCGTTGATGGTGCCTGCAGCTCGCACGAACCGCCCTTGCACATCGAACACTGTCAAGCGCTTGAGGGCTGCCCAGTCGGCCGCAGCGCTCGCGCCGCGCGTGCTGGCCGCGCCCGTGCTCGTGAGAATCGGGAGCTGCGCGTCGGTATAGTCGGTCCACCACAGCGTGAACAGGTCGAGGGTATCGACGTTGGCGCGCGTCGCGCCGCTACCGACATTGCCAATTGTTGAGCCGTTGCCCACGATCCATCCAGGAGGGGCGGATGCACGCTGCTTGAACATGAAGTCACCGGTCTGAAAACCGTTTTCGTCGCCTGTGATCTTGCCGTTGCCGTCGATTTTTATGGTCATGGTCTTCCTTAAACAATGGTCAGGGTCGAGCCGGCCGGCACGTCTATCACGGCGCCGGGCGAAATGGTGATGGGACCGGCCACCATGGCATTGCGGCCAGCGGTGATGGCGTAGCTGGTGGTCACGGTCGAATCGCTTTCGTAGAACACCGCATCAGGGCCGCCGCCCGTCGCGCCGCCGACAGAACCCCAGGTGGTGCCGTTGTTGCCCTCGAACCGACCGAGCGTGCTGTTGAATCGGAACTTGCCGGCACCGTTGGCCGGCCGCTGTGCTGTTGTGCCGGTGGGTAAATTCGCCGCGCCCGTGGCGTTGTCTTTGGTGACCGTGGTGGTGGTGTCCGACTTGCCGGCCACCGCGGCGATGAGGTCGGTGATTTGCTTCTGCAGCTTGCCGAAAGCAATCAGCACGCTATCGGCGGCAGCAATGGCGGTGCCCGTCACCAGACTAAGGCCGGTGAGCACGGTGGCGCGCACGCGGGCCTCGGTGAAATACTTGTTGACCGCCCCCTCGGGAACGGCATCGGTGCTGCCTGGCGACGGGCTGATCTCGATGTAAGTTGTACCCGTCCATCGGTAGACAAGGTTCGTATCGAGCGCGACGTACATCTTGCCGACCACGCCCGTGGCAGGAAATGCGGCGAGGTTTGCAAACTCAAGCACGTCATCGACGTAGCCGGGCAATTGAGACGATGGCACCACGCCGTCAACAAGGTCAGCCTTCAGCGCCATGTCCGCTGTGTAGGTGCTGCTGTTGACCTTCAGATTGAGTGCGGCGAGCTGCGCCGTGCTAACCGGGTAATCGGCCGGTGCAAGATTCGCGACATTCGTAATCGACAACGCTGTGCGTGCCTGCGCGAGCGTGATTGTCCCGAACAAGCCGACCCACGAGTAAACCGGGCCATCTGCGATGCTGGCGGCCGATGCCGCAGCGGCAAGCGCGTGGTACTTCGCGCTGTATTCGCCACCCTCAACTGGCGTGCCGAGCTGGATCGCCCAGGCCTGCGCGAGGTTCTTGGAGCCCTCCGCGTTAATTGCGCTCGTGGCGGCGTTTGTTTCGCTGATGCCCGCATTCGTCGCACTGGCAGCAGCTGCGCCAGCCGATGCGCCAGCCTCTGTGGCCTTGGTGATCGCAACGTCCCGGGCCGCGATGGCTGCATCGCGCGCGGCAAGAACCTCTCCGATGATGAACGATCCATCATTCAGGCCGTCGTAGGGCGGCAGCTCCATGACGGTGTGCAGGTCGACCGTGGTGTCGTTTGGAATGACCGCGAAGGTCTTCAGCGTCTTCCGCCCCGGCACGGACACCTTGATGGCGTAATTCGATTCGACCGCACCCAGCTGGTTCGGCCAAAGGTCCAGGATGCAGATGCCAGCCGCGTCTGTCTTGCCACTCACCAGGCGGGGCACCACGATGCCTTCATAGACCTCGTAGCTGGAGAGCGTCGCCTCGACGGTGGCGCCCTCAATGGGGACGCCTTCCACCGAATCGTTGATGATGGCCCGGACTGCGCAGGTAGGAATTGCGGCCATGGTGCTCCCTTAGAACCAGCTCGGCTCGGCACGCGGCGTGTTCCGCGCGTTGCCCCGCCAGAGCTGCAGCTTGATGGATGCGCAGCGCGACTCGAAATCGACCCACTGCATGGGGCCATCAGCGCTGCTGTACGTCTTCATCGGGAGCCGCTTTAGAAGCGCGGCCGCCCCGTTGGCGATCAGCGCGCAATGGCGGTCGTAGAGGAAGTCCTCGACGCCGAGCGCCCCGTTGCCCGGCTTGAGGCTGCACAGCAAGACGATCGTGTTCTCGGCGGTGGGCACCGGATTCACGATGAGCGTCTTGCCGTCGTAGCAGCCCACGTACGGGCGGTGCCGGCTCACGTCGTTTTGTGTGGCCACGGCAATGTCCTGTCCGTCCAGCTTCGCAGACTCGATGCGAACGAGTTCGGTGTTCCGGTCGAGCGGCAGGTCGTACTCGTCCGTTCCTGGCGAGGTCTGCAGCTCGTCGAGCTTCGCCCGCCATGCAAAGGTCAACTCGCAGAAGCGCTGTGCCGCCCGCTTGAGCGCCTGGTCGGCGACCGGTTCCGGGCATCCGGGAACTTGGGGCAAGAGGTCTGGGTAGAACTGGTCGAAGGTCTTCATTTGCGCTTCGGCACGGCCGTCTGGTCGGTTTCGGCCTTGACGCCGAGGGCTTGTTGGTAAGCTGCAAGATGGTTCGCCGCCTTCTGGCCATCTGCCGGGTCTTCGCTGTCTTCCATGTAGCAGCGGAAGCACACGTAATCCGTGAGCGCACCGTCGTAGATGGCATCGATGCCGAGCTCCGCCTCGCGGTCCGCACAGTCCACCGGCAGCGCCGCGTAGACGATGCGCAGCTTCGCGCCGGCGATCAGCGGAGGCCAGACCTCAAAGATCTTCGGCTGGTCGTCGTCGAACAGGATGTGCCGCGCCGCGGCTGCGGCGCCGGCGCCCGGCCAGGCCACACGGATGTCATTCAGTTCCGAGCGACTGACTGGCGTCACAACGCGGCCGGGCGTACCGTCGGGATTGATGTTGTGCAGTACCGACAGCAGGCGCACGCCGTCGGCGGGGATGGCCTGTTCAATGCCGGCCACGGCGCTGATGGTGGCGCGCTTCGAGGCCGCCGACGCGATGACGCTCGCGATGGAGCGCTGGCCCATGTTGAGCCACGTCAGCAGATTCGGATCGCTCCACCGCGTGCTGGCCTTGTCGGACAGCAGCCGGCGGACGGCATCGAGGACCACCCCTGCCTTCATTACGCGCCCGCGTTGGGGTTGGCGTCAGGAGGCGGCACCAGCGCTTCCACGATCGCCTGGCGGAGGGTGTCGCCCTTCAGCCCGCTCGCGAGCGACACCTTGTACTGCTTCGCGAATTCACGCAGCGTCTTGTCATCGTAGGTCTTCAGGTCGAAGGTCTGGTCGCCCGCCACCAGCACGAACTTCTTGGCGGCCGCATCCTTCTCGGCCTGGACGCGCAGCGCATCGGCGGCCTCGGCTTCTTCGGTTTCTGCTTCCTCGGTGAGGATTTCGACCTCGGTGGCGAGCTTCGCTTCGCGTTCCGCCGGCTCGAGCTCGTTCCAGGCCGCAACGGACAGACCGCTGCGCTGATGCGCGCGGGCGACGACTTCGCCCAGCGCCACTGTCTTGTTGCCAGTGAGGTCGATGACGCTCTCGAGCACGCTCGATCCGAGCAGGGTTTCGCTCTCGCGAGCGCGCTTCTCGGCGGCAAGGCGATCCGCCTCGGCCCGTTCGTCGGATTCCTTCTTCGACTTGGCGGCGGCCTCGGCGCGGGCGCTGTCCGCGGCATCGCGCTGTGCGGCCGCGGCGTCGCCGTAGTCACGGTAGGCCTCCGGCACGCCTTTGACCAGCAAATCGCGCTCCTCGCCGTCGACCTCGGCCACGACGTGCTTCTGGTCGTTCAGATAAAACTTGATGAGGCGCGTCGTGAGCGAAACCTCGATGGGTTCTTGGCGCCGGTAGGCTTGAATCAGCATCTTGCTTCCTTCAGGGGGTTGAATCGAAACGAAAAAGCGGGCCGCACCACACGGCCCGCCTCCACACACACCGGGCCAGCGATCAGGCTTTGAGGTGCAGTACGACGAGGGCTTTCTTGCCGGCCGTCGCGCTGGTGGCGGCCGCGGTGGTCACCTTCAGGGCGATCACTCGCTCGGCGGTGGCATCGGCAGCCAAGGCGGCAGCGGTCGTGGCGCGCACGATCGAGCCGGTGGCGCCGCGGCCGGGGATGAGGCCGGCTTCGTAGACCACGCCCAGGTCGGTGCCGCCGGCGTTCTCCGAGCCAAGGCTGAAGGCCAGGGTCGGGGCGCCGTTGCTGTCCAACTGCGGGGCGATCACGTCGAAATCGACCACCTGCACGCCCGGTGCCAGGCGGCACAGTTCGATCAGGTCGTTGGCCACCAGAGCGGCGGCGGGAAAGACAACCTCGATCGGCACCTTCTTGATGAAGGAATCGTCGGGCTGCGGGGCCGACTTGCGGCCCGTGAAAACATCGGTTTGATACTTGGGCATTTCGTGCTCCTAAGGGAATCGGGTTGAGGTGCGCGCCCCGGCCGAAGCCGGGGCAGACGACATCAGGCGTTCGGGTCCACGCAAGACGTGTCCATGGCGATCACGCCGAAGTCGCGCTGGACGGTGTTGTCCTTCGACTTGTAGGTCGCCTTCTTCACGCCGAAGATGGACGAGAGGCCGATCGCCACCGAGTTTTCGTGATCGCGCTCGACTTCGGTCCACTTGAACTTCGTGCCGGTCTCGTTGTCGCCGTAGGCGACGAACGCGGCCTGCGAGCCCAGGAACAGCGCACGTGCGGCAGCGAGGTTCGCGCCGGCGCCGTAGTCGTTGAAGCGGATCACGTTGCGGTGCTTGTGCAGAACCACGTTGGCGTACATGCCCTGGCCACCCTTGAAGATCGGGTTGTTGCGGCCTTCGGCAGCAGCAGCGGCCTTCTGGATGTCCAGCCACTGGCCGGTGCTCGTATCGCTCTTCAGCGAGTCGAACTGCCACGTGTGCATCAGCGCCACGTAGTGGTCTTCACCCTCGATGTCGATGGGGATCATCGACAGTTCGTCGGTACCGTCGCCGCCCATGGTCTCGGCCTTGGCCACGGCCTTGTCGATCAGGCGCAGCTTGAAGGTGTCGCCCACCACCATCGAGGCCTTCGAGGTCGCCGCACCGCCGTAGAGCTGGTGCATCGCGTCGGGTGCCGTGATGCTGTTGACGGTGAAGAAGTCGTTGTCGGCCGACCAGATGTAGCCGGTACCGGTGCCGCGCGAACCGCTCAGGTAGATGAAATACAGCTCGTCCATGAGCCGCTTCCACCAGTCGGTGCCCACGCGCTTGGCGTCTTGACGAATGTTGCGCAGGGTGCGCTTCTTCGTCATGCGGCTGCCGAGGTCGAAGCCGCCGCGCACTTGGTCGATGCGCATGCGGTCGGTGTAGTACTTCAGCGCCTGTTCCTTGCCGTCCAGGGTCTGGTCCTTGACGACGGGCTCCTGATTCGACGGCATGAGCAGGTCGATGGTGACTTCGTCACCGGCGCCCTGTTCGAGGTCGTCGATGCGCTGGATCGGGAGGCGCGAATCGCGGCCCTCGCCGACCATCCGCTTACCGAAGTAGCTGTTCTTGTTGACGGCCACGGCCGTGGCCGCTGCCCAGCGCTTGACCGCTTGGGGGTCGTTTACGCCGATGAGAGTGCGCATTAGAGGCTCCTATTCCTGTGGAACAAGCGCCTCTTGCGCAAACATCCGGGGGTCCGCCCGGTCGGGTTGCTTCGCTCCCTACGGCACGCCGTGTCTGCGAAGCAAGTGCAGGGAATCTATCTCGGCCACCCTCAATAACAAGGGGATTGCATTAAGAGCTATTTCGGGAGGCCTGAACGTCCGCTATGCGCACCCGCTCGCCCTCTTCCGCCGCGGGTTTGTTGACCACGACATCGGCCGACAGGTCGAAGAACAGGCCAGCGGCCTGCCCTTGGCGCCGCTCGAGCTCGATCACGATGCGGCCGTTGTCCAAAGTGATGCGCTCCCCCACCCGGAGGACGCGTTTGAGACGGGTGCGCGAATTGCTCATCTGCTGAGGTACTCGTTGAGTTCCGCGTCGGTCATGGCGGCGACCGCCTTCTCCTGGTCCATGCGGCTCATGTTGTCGACGTGTGCAAACTTGTTGCCCGCCACGTTGGCATCCGCGGCCGCGGGCGTGTTCGCAAGCGTCGGAGGCAGCTGCGAAAGGTCCGGCTTCCGCGCCGCCTCGGCCTCGGCCTTGGTGGGCTTGGGCGCTGCGGGCGCAGCTGCAGGCGCGCTGGCTGCCGGTGTCGCCGCGGGCGCCTGGGCCGGTGCAGCAGGCGGTGCACTGGTCACACCATTGGCTGCCTTGAAGGCCTTAACGGCGCTGTCGAGCGCCCATTGCGAGGCCACGAGCTTCGGCCCATCGATCATGCCGCGGCGCCCCGCTAGTTCGCCGTAACTGGCCGTCAGCGTGTCGAACTCCTCGAGGTTCTCCTTCGTGGCCGGGATGCCGGCGGCCACCAGCGCATTGATCGCGTCGGCACGCTTCTCGTCGTAGAGCGTCTCGGCCTGCGTCTGCAGCACGGCGCGCACCGCATCGTCGCGTGTGATGGCGCTCTGCAGCTTCTGCTCGGTGGCGAACGTCTCCTTCTCGATGGCCTTGTACTGTTCGCGGGTGAGCTCGCCCTCCTCGAACTTGGCGAAGGCTTCGTCGCGCTGTGTGCGAGCGGCATCGATCTGCGCTTGGGCGTCGGCCGGCGCCTCGAAACGCGGAGCGCGGGCCTCGGGCACGTAGGGTTCCGGCGCAGGTGCAGCAGCAGGCGCGGGCGCATCGGCGGCCGGTGCAGCTGCAGGCGCTTCGACGGCCGGCGCAGCAGCCGGGCTGGGGGCAGGCGGCGCGGGCGCATCTTCGGGATCAGCACCGTCGGCGGATGCGGGTGCTGCGGCTGGTGCAGGCGCTGCTGCAGGTGCGGGAGCAGCCGCTGGTGCGCCGTCGCCGGCGTCATCCTCGTCGCTGCCGGGCTGGTTCGCGCCGGGCGTGTCGCCGTCGTCGGGATCCGCGTCGGTGAATTGCTTCTCGTATTCGGAGCCGGTCAGTTCGTCATTGATATGCATCTTGCATTTCTCCTCTGTGGTACGTGTGTTGATCAGGTG